TCTATTTTTTTCTCAGACTCCATCTCATTGAGCTCCTCCATCTTCTTGTCGAGCTCGGCGCGCTTTGCTTCGTATTCACTTAAAACCATAATCTTCGTTTGCTTTTAAATAACCATGCCTTATTGGAAAATAACCTGCCCTTATTGGGAAATAAGTGGCACTTATTCGCGCTCTATTATTGGGATGATGTCGCGCTTCTTCAACTCCTCATACAGGAACCGACGGCCAGCCTGAGTCCATTCGGTGTGCAGAACGATGTCCGGCATGCCGTTCGAGCGTGTGATCTCGATGCTACGGCTCGACACATATCCGCAATCCTTATATCTGGCATAAAGCACCCATTGCTCGTTGCACTTGTACTGGATGCCCATCTCATACAGCAGCTGGTTCATGGCCTTTGCGCTCATGCCATAGTCCTGCGCAATCTGCGAGACAGTCATCATCTTGCGCGAACGCATAATGATCTCGAGATAGTTTCTGTCGTTTTTCAGTTCCTGGTTCTCGGCAGTCAGATCAATGTTTTCGCTTTCGAGTCGCTTAACCTCGATTTGAAGTGCATCGTTTTCGATAGCCAGTATCTTCTTCTCCCGGTATTCCTTCGCCCATGCCATAGCAGCCTCGGCTGGATCTTCAAAGTTAGGTAAAGCGATAATGTTGGCGCGCTCCTTCTGCTGATACTCCTCCAACTTGTTCACAATCTTTTCACGAAGAACAGGGTCGTAACCTGAAGCAAGAATAAGACACCCCTTTGGAGTTAAATTGTACATCGGGCGAGACTCTCCTTTTTTGTCTTTGTAATCAACCAATCCAAAATTGGATTCGTTAACCCCTTGTTCCAAAAGATTGCGAATGTCACGCATTACATGAGCGTGATTCTTACCTGTCACTTCAGCAATTTGCAAAGATGTCATACCTTGCGCCTTGTGAGTCTCTCCGAATTGAATCAAATCGTTGTTCATAATTATATGCGTTTATAATTCATTCTTAATACACCGATAAGCCACAGTAAGGGACCAATCAGGAATCAATGTATCAAAATCATGTCCGAGAGTGTTGCGAAGTTCTTCTTCCTCCACACGTTCAAAGTCAATCCTGCCCTCTTCAAGTCGCTTGACAGTCGAGAACTGTACACGCGCCGTCTCTTTAGCCTTGAAGTTGGGAAGGGTAAAAATCCCTATCTGCCCAACCTTCAGACTTCTAATGTTGTCCCTTGTTACCGTCTTACAAATCATACTAAAAATATTAATATTAATTAAATAATTTATATTTTTTGTACAATTTGGGAAGAAAAGCCGTATATTTGCAATCCGTTACTCTCGCAAAAAGGCTTGTTAAAGTCTTACGGTTATTCTTGTGCCCCAAATGTACGTTAATTAATCACGGTGGCAAAGATAATACATTTTATTGTAACTTCGTACATCTTGTGCGATTAATTAACATTATTTAGTAATTTATGTGTTAAGTTGTATTAGTATTATGACAAAAGATGAAGACCGCCAAGAGCGATTAAATCAGGTATACAGATACCTTTATGCTTATCGTGGAATAGATTCGCAGATTGCTTTTGCTAAAGCATTGCGTGTTCAGCGTTCGGCATTGTCAGCCGCTATGAATGGAAACAAAGCATATCTAACTAATAATCTATTTACAAAGATATGCGTCGCTTTCCCTGGTGTTTTCAATCTGGACTACCTTCTGACGGGCAAAGGTTCGCTCCTGGTAGAGGAGACCGCGCACAATGATGCGTTTTTCAGAAGTATGGAGGCGATAGATCCTTCCAGTTTTATAAATGCCATAATCTCAGCAAAGGACGAAACCATCGCAGCCATCCGTGAACAACTCGAAACAAAAGAGCAGACCATCTCCTTGCTGCGCCAGCAGATAGACATCCTCCGTCAGCAGTTGGCAGAAGGTAGCCGCCAGACCATCTCCATGGTGGCCGAAGAGATCACCAAACAAGAAACCAAAAAGTAACCCAGAATATGTGTAATTATAGCATAAAAACCTCGATGTTTTACCTTTTGCCACTCGGCAAACTCTCAAACATCCCCTATTTTCAAGGCATTCCCGCCACTACCTTGAACCCCAAACGGATCACAAAGGTAAAACACCGGGAAGCCCCGAAAATACGCGGTTTCCCAATGTGAAAGGAGGTTCTCAGAGGTTTGTTTGAAATAGTTGCGTTTCCGAAATAGGCCGAAATAGGCCGATTTAGGACGCAATGTTTTACCCCTGAGGCCCCAACGGTAAAACACGAGGTAAAACAATAACGGATAATTCGATCACAAATACATAACATGATTACTACAAACATCATATTCGACCGTAAGCACAGAGCCGTGAAGGACGGCGAAGGCATTATCGAGATCCGCGTCATCAATGACCGCAAATCCCATTATGTCAGCTCCGGCATCAAGGTGCGCAGCAGCGAGTGGAAGGCGGGGATGGTTGTGAACCGCCCGGACGCACAGCTGCTGAACCGAAGGATCGCCACCATCTACGAGAAGGTATGCGCAGAGGTGGAGTACTGCATCGCCAACGATCTGCCCGTCACCACCGACGGCATCAAGCACGGTGTCTGGGGAACCGACGAGGCTGCCGGATCAGGCGCGACGTTCATGGAATGGCTCAAGCGGCAGGTGGACCTGCTCAGTCTCGCACCCGGTACCGTGAAGCACTACCGCACGCTGCTGGTGCGCCTCGACGAGTTCGGACGGATGCAGCGGTGGGCGGACGTGACGGTGGAGAACATCTACGAGTTTGATGCGTGGCTTCATCAGCGCACCACACCGGGAGGCGGCAGGATCACGGACGCGGGCGTGTACAAATACCACAAGTGCCTGCGCGCGCTGCTGAACCGCGCCTTCCAGTTCGGGAAGATGGACTCCAACCCATACGAGCGGGTGAAGTTCAAGAAGGGCGAGAAGCAGAACGTGGAATACCTGACCGAGGACGAGATGCAGGCGTTCATGGACGTGCAGGTGCCTGAGGGCACGCTGCTGGACAGGGCAAAGGATCTGTTCGTGTTCCAGATGTACACGGGCCTCTCCTACTCCGACACGCAGGCATTCGACTTCTCACAGTACCGCAAGGTGGGCGACACCTGGCGGCATACCGGCGAACGCATCAAGACGGGCGTGGCCTACGTGTCGCAGCTGCTGCCGCCAGCCGTCAGCGTATTGGAGAAATACGGCTTCACGCTGCCGAGGATCGACAATGCGGACTATAATCACAATCTGAAGGCACTCGGCCTGATGGCGGGCATCACCACCCCACTCCACTCGCACCTGGCGCGCCATACATTTGCCACATGGATGCTGAAAAACGGGGCAAAGATCGAGAACGTCTCGAAGATGCTCGGCCACACCAACCTCACCCAGACGCTGAAGTATGCGAAGGTGCTCGCGCAGTCCGTGCACGATGACTTCGAGAAGGTCGCAGAGAAGATGAAGAAATAAAAAGAGGCATCCGTGAAGGGTGCCTCTTTTGCTTGTTTCCTGGCTGATCATTCCAGCCGCTGCAGTCGAGCAAGATCTGCCAGCGAAGGCTCGACCAGATCTACTGTCATACCGAGGGCCTCTGCGATGGCCTGCAGAGTCTCGATGGTGATGGCGTACTTCCCGGACTCGATGCGCGAGAGGTGTGTCCGCTGCAGTCCGGCCTTCTCGCTCAACTGCTCCTGGCTCATGCCCGCAAATTTCCTGAGGGCTGCGATGCGACGGCCGATGCGGTCGCGTGTTGCCTGTTTCTGTTCTTCTGTCATAATTATAGTATTTCTCCGAGTTTGATTACAAAATAGTGTTTGTCGGGATCTGCTCCCCATTCAGGACGGCCTTTTCCGATCTCGCATCCCTGCCACCGAAGGGTGACAGATGGGCGGTTCTTCTCGTAACCCATGTAGAAGGTCACCGCGTCGAACTTCTTGTCGCCGAACTTGCGGATCAGGTCATCCGGGAACACCCAGTCCGTCTCCCAATTCCAGATGGCATAGTAGAGCCACACCTCCTGCCATTGCTGAATGGTCATCTCTTCGGCCAACAGCCGCTTCGCCCAGTATGGGTTGATCGTTCGGTACTCCTCGCGCTTCTCGCCTGAGGCAATCATATCAAACCACTCGCGCTTTAACACCAGTCTCAGCACTTTTGCTTCCATTTCTGTCTTCATGATCATCCCTCCTTACCAGTTCTTTTCATAGGTGTCACGCTCTGAGTCGTAGTCTACCTTGCGCAGTAGATCCTGTTCCAGCCATTGCAACGTCGATGACGTGTGGAACCCGAGGCAATTCCCATCTTCGTCGAGTAT